CAGTCTTCTTAGTCTTAACTCTAGCTGGAACTCTGGATCTTACTCTTCGTCTTCTTCTTACAGGTGGTACACCAATACCACCTCCACCTTGTGCGGGTGTACTTTTCTTTCTTTTTGGTACTATTACAACTCTGGTCTGCTGAACCTGAGTCATAAAGAAAAACTTTTTCCTCTTCCTGAGATACTCGATGTACTCCATCTCAGTGTCGAGCATTTCCTTGGCTGTCGAAACCATGTCACCTGAGACAGGCAACAGTTTTAATCCGAATATGGCACCGAGAGCTTTCCTCAACGTTTACGTCTTTCCTGTTCTATGCGTTCCCTCTCATCCTTTAACCACTTGGCAAGCATATTGACGTAAATGTCTCGCTCCCAAGGGATCATATTTTCTATGTCACTCAAGGTATATTTATGGTGTTGCACCAAGGCAAAATTCGTTGTATAGAACCTTGCTAACCCTTCTTGGAATAGGGCTATCCGAAAAAATTAACTAATCCCTCGATGACTGTAGTCGTTTTAGTGCCTGTGTTAGGATTAGTAACTGTAAGCTCATGCCTAAGAGAAGGCATAGTGTCAAAGAAGTTTTGGATACTTTCAAACTGATCATTAGTAAGTTTCTCCAACCATCCTTGAGCTTCTTCAGCTGTGAATGATCCACAATCCTCTCCTTTATTGTATACACGGTCAATACATGTAGATACTAACTCGTATGGGTCAGTCTCTTCTTCTGTAAAATTAACCTTTGCGAAGTATTCTAGATTAGGATACTTCATTACTACTACTATATCATCATTTAGTTTGATCTCTGACTTATGTCCTTTCGGAAAGTGGATCTTCACTGCATCAACGGGAATTGATACGGGAACTTTGACCTCGTTGTCATCGTCACATGGCACTTCTACATCAATGGTCTCTTGAATAGATCTACCACGTAGTTGTAGAAAGATGTACTCCACATCAAAGATGGATAGGTCTTCCATCTTGAACTTAGTGATGATGCATGCTTTGAATATATCTTTGATTGCTTCTAATATCTGTTTACTATCATTCTCCTCAAGTGCTAGGATCAGAATCTTCTGCTCTTTAACTAGGAATGGACGATACTTTAACTTCTTTTTAGATGATGGTACTACCAACTCATACGTTGGCGTAACAATGTCAGGTAATGGCATAATAAGTTTTCAGGTATATTATATATGGGTTATCCTTTCATGGATTTTTTCTGTGGATATTCAAAGGGTGTGTACTCAGCATACTCGTAATACATACCGATACTAAGTTTCACGACTCCAGATCCAGCTGAACTATATGGTAAAGATGACATCATGTAAGGATACGCTTTGACTAAGTTGACAGTGAAGACATGGAACTGCTCACTCTTGTCATTTAGTTCTCCAGTGATTGACGAACCAGAAAATTTCTCAAACTTTTTGATCTTTAGATCACATGTGTAGTCATTGTAGTAGTTCTGGGCTATCGCTCTAGTATAAGTTTTACCAGACTCTACCTTTGGATCTTTAGCACGTGTACCGCCTTGTATGTAGTCCTGCCATGCAGTAAAGAACTTAAATGCTTCAGAGTGAACGTCAAGTATACATGAGAAGTCCATCTCATTATATACCTTTGCCATTGCTGCTTTGATATTAAGACCCTTGTGCACTTGCTTGATATCCTGTGAAGTCAGAGATACGCCAGGTATCTGTGCTTCGTTTATCAAGTCAACCATCAATCCATTGAATGAAGGGTTAGTTCTTGCCTTGACACCAAATCTTTCTAGATGGTTGGTCAATGACGCACTAACACTACTAAACTCAATATCAAACTGATTAGTAGAGGAAGGACCTCCACTATTCTGTAGATCTGCTATAAAGGATGTAACTGTCTTGATTGCCATAAATACCCATATGGGGTGGTATTTTTATTTATGTCTCTAAAACAAGGAAAGTTCAAACCTAAGCACTACAAGAAGTACAAGGGAGATCCAACTGACATATTTTACAGGTCTGGTTGGGAACTTAAGTTTATGAACTGGTGTGATCAAGATAAAAAAGTTGTCAGTTGGTCGTCGGAAGAGATAGTTATCCCATACAAATGCCCTACAGATAATAGGGTACATAGATATTTCCCAGACTTCTGGGTTAAAGTCAAAGAAAAAAATGTAATTAAAGAGTATCTAGTGGAAGTAAAACCATTGAAACAAACAATGGAACCTAAACCACAGAAACGTCAAACCAAACGATATGTCACGGAGGTGTTGACCTATGCTAAAAACGATGCAAAGTGGAGGGCAGCTAAGGAATACTGCCTCGACAGAGGAATCGAGTTCAGAATCATCACAGAACGGGAACTCAGAATTAACTACCCTGCTCCTAGAACTAAAGGGAAAAAAAGTAAGTAAAGCACAGTTAAGAGAACAGATATTTAACGCACTGTATGATAGTGCCACAGATAAACCAGAGGTAGGTAAGTTCTACTTCTTCGAGTATGACCCGAAGTTCAGAGATAGTTTAAAGAAATGGGATGAGTACCCACTAATAAAACTCATGGAAATTAATAAGAATAGACTGTTAGGTGCCAACTTCCATTACATAGGCACTAGAGCTCGTCTAAATGCACTAAATACAGAGGAAGCACCTATGTCGACGCTTCACTACTATATACCTAAAAATGCCGATAACCTATTCTTCGAGATAAGTGAAGATGATATGCAGGCTATGAGTCAATTACCATTAGAGAAATTCCATAGAAACAGATGAGTGGGAACAGAGTATTAAGAGGTGAGGAACGCGAGTATCCTAAAGGTCTCAGGACTATTGAGTATGCCTCTTATATGCGAATCACTAGATACAAATACAACGAGGGACTCAGGAGAGCCAGAGACAATGGCATGAATGATGTACAGGCTGCTATGGGAGAGTCTTGGTCTTTTCAAGCTACGAAGGCATTGACTAACAAGACCATGCAGTTCACCTATGGTAATATTGATCATGGATCAGGTGACTTACAAGCATTTGAAGCACAGTTAAAACAAGTAGTTAAGAACTCCAACTCAGATAAAGGTTGGTTCGCCAAAGACAGAGCAAGTTATAATCAGGTACAAGCAGGAGACTATAGTAATATTGATTTTCCTATCACCCTACAAGATGGAACTACATTTGATAATGCTGAACAGTTAGTACAACTCAGGAATAAATCAGAATCGTCATCAAAGGCACTGAAGAGTTTATACTTCTTACCTATGCCTAACGAGTTTTCCTATGCATACAATGCTAGTTGGGATAACAAGTTTAAGATGGGTACAATGGCACGAGTGTTAGACAACCCATTAGCAGGTATAGCACAGATGGGATTCACTGGTATTGGATCTGGATTATTCAATGCTATTGGTCAGTATGTCAAACCTATGGCTGGAAAGTTTTTCGATGGAATAGACAATGCACCAGGTAATAATAGTGGCATTAAATCACAAGAGGTTGCGGGTGCATTCTTTAAAGGAGCAACTAACCCACTAGGTTCAACTGACTCATTAGATACAACCAACACACTTGGATTAGCAGGATTAGCACCTAATGAAAATGCTATTACCATGTTCAGTAAGATGCAGAACAGAACATTCAGTCTTACATTTGAGTTCCTAGCTCGTGACGTGGAGGAAGCAGATAACATTGATAAGATTATCAATGGATTCAAGACAGGTATGCACCCTACTACCACTGGTAAAGGTACAGGTGGTGTACTTGGTTTCCCAGACATCTTTATGTTAGAACCATGGTACGGTGCTGTAGATGCTCAAGGTAACATAGTACCAAATGGTCAAAGACATCCAATGATGCCAAGGAGTAAACTCGTTGCTCTAACAAGTCTCAACGTCAACGCATCTCCATCTAACAACTTTGTCACTACTAGAGACGGTAAGTTACCCTTCCAGACAGTAACTATGGAGTTCTCTGAGACAACAGCACTTACACAATCAGATCTAGAATCAGGAACATTCTAATGAGTTTATTTTCAAACGCACCTAACGTAATATACAACTACACGGATCAAGTTTTAGATCCGAAGTTATATACTGCGAAAAATTTATGGAGAAGGAATGATATCAGGGATGAGTATCTATCAAACGTTGTGATGTTTGATGATATCTTTATTAAAGACGGAGAGACACCTGAGTCTATATCATTCAACAATTATAATAGAGTAGATTTTGGTTGGACTATATTATTAATCAACGATATAACTAACTACCATGAGCAGTGGCCACGTACTGCCACCTCTCTAAAAGAATATGTGTATGGTAAATACGAAAATCCCGCTGCCATCATGATGTATGAGACAACGGAAGTAATAGATGCTTTAGGACGACAGATCGTCAAAGCAGGATTGAGAGTGCCTTCTAACTATCAGGTTACCTACTACGATGGAACCGCTTCAGCAGGGGTTACTGTTAATCCAGTGTCACCAGTAACATACTATGAGTATGAAGCACGGTTGAATAGTGAGAAAGAAAAAATAAAACTAATGAAACCTAACTTCATTAGAGAGTTCGCAGATATCTACGTTAAGTCTCTACATGATGGAGGATCCATAGTCATGGGTCAGAGTAGAAAAGAAATAAAAGTAGACTAAGGAATAAATCCTATAGTATCATCTTCTCCAGTGTCGATGGTATAAGTAAATCCATCGTCTATGCCTGTAGGAAAGTTATATTCTATACCATCCATAGCATCTAAATCGCCACCGACTCGTTCAGCAACAGAGAAGGTGGTTTTGTGGTCTTCATCGAAGATTTTTAATCCTGCGTCTGTTAACACATGATCGTACATCTTGTGGAATACCTTTGGAGGTACAGTGCATATGTGAGCACCATTCCAAAATGCGAGTGTAACCTTAGCAACGTCACGAATTGATGCTGCCAACACTTCAGTATAGATGTTGTGCTTCTTATATACATCAACTATAGAACGAGTAACTTCTACACCTGAGTGAGAGTTATCTTCTAATCTACCAATGAAAGGTGAGACATAAGTTGCCCCTGCCTTTGCTGCTAGGATTGCTTGTGCTGTACTGAATATTAGGGTTACGTTTACTCTAATTAATTCTTTAGATAGTGTACGACAAGCAAGGAGTCCGTCTGGTGTACACGGAACCTTGATTGTAGCACATTTCCCAAACTTTGCGAATAATCTACGACCATCAGCGATCATAGTTTCCGCATTGCCTACGACTTCCATAGAGATATCAGTAACCCCTAGATCTTTGAGTTCTTCATACACCTGTTCTGGGTGTCTGCCACTCTTCATAATAAGGGTAGGGTTGGTTGTTACACCATCAATAAGACCTGTTGCGAACGCTTCCCTAATTTCGGTAACGTCAGCGGAGTCAATGAAAATCTTCATAATTATTCGTTAGCAAGTTTGGCAAAGTATGATAATGCGTCATCTTCTTCCTCTACTGGAGCAGATGCCGATTTGAAGGAAGGGGCAGCAGATGCTGCTATCTCAGTAGCACCTCTAACTTCTCTGTACTTTCCTTCTGACTCATCCTCTAACTCAGCATCTATTTTGCGAGTTGGTTGAGTAGCACTAAGAACTGTTTGTAGACGAGTCTCTAACTCTTCAAAAGTCTTGAACTTATCAGGAGCAGTGAAGTCAGTAAGACTATACTGTTGTTTCCAGATCAATTCTAACTCTGAATCGTCAAATCCCTTGAGTGTGCTTGGTTCAGCAAACTCAGACTTGTCATAGTTCCAATAACCTTCTACCTTTCTGATCTTCACCTTGAAGTCAGCACCCTTCCAGAAATCGAAAGGATTGATAGGAGTCTCATCAGCAAATGCGGGTTGCATTGCTTCTGTCAGTTTGTCAAAGATTTTCTTTCCAAACTTATAAAGGAATACTCTTCCTTCATTCTCAGGGTTAGCAGGGTCACTGATAACATAGATGTTGCTGTAGTAAGATAACTTACGTTTTTGCTTACGAGCAGTCTCTTTGTCTGCGTCGTTACCTGAGTTCCATAAGGTTCTGTTTAGGTCTGAAACAGGATCCTTTTTGCCTAAAGTTGTGAGAGAGTTCTCGATATACCATCCGCCAGGACCTTGGAAGGCATGACTCCAAACTTGTGCCCAAGGAAGGTCTTCTCCATCGGGTGCAGGAAGGAATCTGATTACAGCGTAACCGTTTCCTGCTTTGTCTACTTCTGGTTTCCAGATACGCTCATCGGCACCTCGAACCTCAGTCTTGTTAAGTGACTCTGCCTTTGACAGTAGATCAGTATAACTAGACTTTTTAAGTGAAGCAAAAGACATTGTATTCTCCGTATTGTGTGTATTGTGCTATATGATCGCACCTTCTATTTATAGCAAAAAAGGAAGTCGTTGACAAGACTTTCGGACTTTTCCTTGCCAAACTTTTGTGCTAGATATGGACCTACAGGGTCTAAACGTGTCATATAAGTATCGAAGTCCTTATATATGTTCGTGTCCGTCCCTTGTGGTTCATTTAATTCTATCATCTCTTTGTATTTTGTCAAGTATTGCTTGAATGTGTCGAGGTGCTCATCTACATCTGACATGGGGCAATACCTCACGTAGATGTTCTCTGAGAAATGATTACCACGTTCAAAGAAACGATAGTTCTCAGTACACTTTGGTAAACCATCTACACTAAAGAGATACTTCTCTGTTGGGTGTTGGAAGTCAAAGACTATGATGACTCTCTTCTCTGTGAACCCCATGAGATCCATGCCGAAGCATGGTAGGTTCGCTCCAGTGTTAGGATAGATGATCGTATTATATACATGCGTCTTGTCACTCCATATATCTACTTCTCTAGATTTGATGAAGTGCTTGTTCTTGTAAATCTTAGCAGTGAGGTTAGTGCCTTTGCCTTCCCACTCTGCCCATGTGTTTTGATACTCTAGATCAGGGAATGTCTCCCATACTGCTTCCTTCCAGTTCTTCCACAAATTCATTCGTCAACCTCCACACTTTCCAATTCTTCAATAGCATCAACTGGTACTTCGTTACCACCTATGTCATACCAGTGAACATCATTTCGTATGCCTAGGTATGATAGATCACTAAAACTATTCTCTCTTAGCATAGCTTGTAATCTATAATGTATTAGTTCAGATTTCTTCATGTTAAAGGTTTAATTCCGTAAGGTGTCAAATCATAGTATGGGATAGTCAAAGGTTCACCCTTACGTGGTTTTGGTTCTCCTATCTTTGCTAGGATGTTGGCAGGTATTTTCTTTTTGGTAATGTCATAGGGTATAGGTGCATTGGATACGCACACCCTGATGCACTCCCA